GTTCAGGATGCACAGTACAGAAGACTCAAGGCCATCACAGGTCCAGACTGGGTCACCGCGATGGCGCACCTGATCAACAGCAAAAAGCCAGATGTATTTAGATGGCACGATTCAGGCGATGTACAGGATTTGGATCACTTAAATAAAATTTACGAAGTATGCAGGTTGACACCCAGCAAGCGTCACTGGCTCCCAACCCGTGAAGCATGGATCAAGGACCATCTGGCCAGCAAGCCTGACAACTTGGTGATCAGGTTCTCCGCTCCCATGGTGGACCAGGCAGCCCCAGACAGCTGGCCCAACACTTCGGAAGTGGTGACAGCTGGTGCAACATGCCCGGCAGCTCAACAGGACAACGAGTGCAGAGACTGCAGAAACTGCTGGAATCCAGAAATCAAAGTGATAAAATACGGGAAACATTAAAATGTGGCATCACCCAAAATATTATAAAGAATTACGCAAGCGTAATAAACTGGCTCAGGTCATTAGCGACGAAGCTTCGACGGAAGTAACAAGCGTGCATCCTGGGCCGGGCCCCAAGCGCCAAGCCTCAAGCAGCAAGCCACAAGCCTCAAGCTCCAAGCTTATCGAAAAATAAGCCACAAGCCTCAAGCCCCAAGCAGCAAGCCTCAAGCTTCAAGCCGAATGAATCAAGAGCCTTGATCCCTGAACCAGGGTACAAGCGATACTCAACATGTTTCGCGGACCTCGGATCAAGGGCCTCTACCAAGATAAAACTATTCTTTGGATGGTCTACGTGAAAGGCAATTTGATGTGGACTGAAGCGTACCTTGTTACTCTTCGTAACTTTTAACTCTACAGTGAAAAAGTGGCCAGAATTATTGTAGCCCAATAGATCAGGAGTACCGGATAAGCTAATATTTTCAAGTCTATTCCAGATAATTTTGGGAGTTTGAAGCTTAAGTTTTTTGTATAATTTACGCTCTGGTCCCATGGTTTTTTAGGGGTAACATTGTCATTCATTTAATAGTCCTTCTGCAGTTTATCAGGCAAGATAAGACTCGAAGGTTTTTGTGTTTTTAAAACTAGTCTGTGACTAGTATGACCCTTGAAACCAATAATTGGTTGTGCGTTCTCGTGTACTTCCATTCTTCTAACATCATGTAGTTTGCCATTAACTTCAACAAACAACACAGCGTTCTTAATTGCATCGGAACCAGTCGTGAACTGCGCAAGAAATTCTTGTAGATCTTTTACTCTCATGATCTTTTTCTCAACTTGTCTGTTAATTCCTCTATCACTTTTTTATAACCTTGCAATAAGTTTTTTGATTTTATGTTTTCACTTTGAGCTTTTTGTAACTCAGAACGTAACTCACCATTTAATTGTTGATGTGTTTCATTTATGATTTCAAGATCTTTTATTCTTTCCAATAAATCTTTCATATTGACTTTATAACAATGTTACCTTAAATTGTCAATATGGGATTGCCAAAGAGATTAACGGAAATGCAAATGAGGTTTGCTGAGTTCTTAGTATTCGGTGACGAAACAGGACCACTGACACAGACCGAAGCTGCTGTCAAAGCAGGGTATTCACCTAAACGTGCAAGACAAGAAGGGTCTGAATTATGTAATCCAAAACTATCTCCACTTGTAGTTAAATATATTGGTGAGCTAAGAGAAGAAAGATTAAAAAAACATGAAGTAACTTACGAAGGCCATGTTGCAGAACTTGCTAGACTTCGTGAGGCTGCTTTAAAGAAAGGGTCTTTCTCTTCTGCTGTAAATGCCGAAGCCAATCGAGGCAAGGCAGCAGGATTATACATAGACAGAAAAATAATAAAAACTGGGAAACTAGAAGACATGTCAGAACAAGAGCTAGAAGCAAAGATGAAACAAATCTTAGACGACTACGGTCAACTAATAAATGTGACACCTAATGAATCCGAGTTATCTTCTTCACACAAGACGTTGGAAAAACCGATCTCTCAGAAAAGTGAATAGAACCATCTGACTCTACATCATATCCAGCAAATATTCTTACAGTCTCCTCATCTTTACTAAACAACCAACCTTCACTAACAGGTGTTGCTAATTTCATATCTTTAAATTCTTTTTCAGAACCCCAACCGCCCTCAGTGATGATATCAATCCAGTCTATTCGTACACGTTTGTATGGAAACGGCACAGCTTGTTTGACTGTCTTCGGTTTAGTGTAGCTATTTATTCTTCTGGATTTTCTCTTCATAACTCCTTCTATCACATTTACATAAGGGATCTAGAAAGTTTTAAACTTTTCAAAACTTTTTCAACGTTTCGCGGAAGGGCATTTTGACTATATAAATAGGTGGACAAAATAAAGTGTCCACCTAAACCTAATTTGTACCATAAAGTGTCCACCCTAAAGTCAATAAAATCAACACTTCTAGACCAAAAGTACAAAAGTACACTTTTTTTTAGCTCAAAAATTTTTTGCAAACTTTTTTAAAACTTTTTAGATCCCTTATAGAAGGGCCTTTGCCTTATTTTCGCCGTAATATTTCCTCATTGCTGACAATTTATCTTCAGCTGCAGCGATTCTTTCGAGCTGTTTATCTATTTCTCCAGTAATATCTATATGCTCTGGAATCACCATATTGTGATCACAAATGCATTCTATCTTGTAGTTTGCATCTTCGATTTCAGCTTCATATCTCTTTAGAATCGTTCTAAACAACCTATCGTTCATGTTTTCTCCTTGCTCCCGTTTGTCTCGGGTCTTTGTATTGTGCATATTCTAATGCAGATTTTCTGCACTCATCTCCAGCTATTTTAGAAACGTTATAATCTAGCCATTCAGCGTGATTACTCAGAATCTTGTTCATTTCCGGTGAAGTCTGTAGCCCGTAATTCCACCTTTGCTTTTTCTTTCTCATCATATTTTAACTCGTGATACATATCTAATCGTTTTAAAAACTTGTGTTTCCATTGTCTTAACTCTGAATCCTGTATCTTAAATTCTTGGTAATACAAGTCTGGTGTACACATCATGATTACACCCTGTCTAATTTGACTACCATAGACATAGTCATGTGCCATAGCATAAGCTGCTATTTGTAGGTAGTAATCTTCTACCCATTCTTTTTGTTTTGGTCTGTTTGATTGTTTAAAATCTACAATAGTTTCCATGCCGTTATGCATGCAAACCAAGTCAGTAGACCCAGCGTATAGCCCAGGATAATGCAACGTGACTTCCGAGCCATAGTATTCTTCAACAGGTGTAAGACCGATGTCAATAACTTTTTTGGCCATGGCTTTCGCCTTCTGTCCGAGTTCTGTAAGATCATCGTAGCCAGTGCCGAGAATATAATGTTCCAAGAATTTGTGCATGGATGTTCCCCGCCTACTACTAAGATTTTTGATTCGTTCTGCTTCTTGTTCTCCAACTTTGGCCTTCCAGTCTTTTAAAAATTGTTGATTTTTGGTAGCGCCTAATATCGTAGTTACACTTGGAAGTCTATAACTATTTATCTCGTAGACCCTGGTCCCTGTTTCGTGGTCCGTGATCTGTTTACCATTGATATATTTGTATTTTTCATTGTGCTTGATAGCCTTACCAATGTTGTGATATTCTTGTATGTCTTTATCTTCCATCATAGGATAATGGCACCTGTAACAAGGCCAGCAATAAACCAAACTATTTCCGTTCTATAATACAAAGACCATATTCTAAATTTTTCTATATATTTTTTCATAACTTTTTCTTTAACTCTTTTAAATAATCCTCTTCTTCTTTACGATTCTTATTTCTTATAATCGCAGCTTGTTTACGCCAAGCCCATGAATTAATCTTACCTGACCAACCCATCAACCATAAATAAAATTTTAGTTTCATTCTAATGACATCGCCTTCCTATACTCGTTTATATCTACAATTTTACCATTCATAAATTTACCTTCTCCGTAATGATCTATGATCTGTCTAACCTTTTCTAGTTTAGTATGTGACCAGGGCCAGATTAGACAACATACATAGTATGCATCTCTAAAAGTGCATCTCCACTTCCATTGAACAAGATACTTTGTACCATCTTTACGAAAACCTTTTCTAGGTTTTTTTACAACAGTACCACATCCTAACACATCATGCACCCAACGTATTACAGATTCATCTGTCATGGTTATCTCCATACTAATACGCTGTGACATAGAATATCTATATCCATCGCCTTTGTGTTTCTTTTTCTTTTCTCTTCGTCTAGCAAAGTAAATACTACCTTCACCGTCAAAGAGTCCTGCTATATATGCTCTATCTGTTTCCGGTACCATTTGTAAATATCCATCTTAAAGTTGCTGTTGCAGGATCAAAGTTATCAAACTTTAGATTAGTGCAATTTGTTAGAAGAACCGTCATCGATAAAACCATCAGTAATCGTTTCATAAAACTCTCCCTCTGAGTCACAATCCCAACACTGGTGTATTGTGTCTTGTGTCTCTGTTGCAACTTTTAAATATCCATTGCCTTTACAGGTTGGACATATTGTTATTTGTACTCTAGCTTTTTTTAACTTTGCCATTTAACTTCTTCGCTTTCTCATTTGCTATTGATTCAATTGTTTTTGATATGGATAATTTAGCATCGGGCAATAATACCTTTGATAACTTTTCCAAAATAGCATATGTTTCTTTTGTTAGAGAAACATTTTTGTATTTAGTCATGTCTGTCATGCGTGTTCCTTTCATATTAATAACCCATATATAGGTGATTTTATAGGATTGTCAATGAAAATTTTATTAAGTTTAATAATTTGTTCGCAAGTTGCAGGTACTTGTTTAGAGCCATACGAATGGCCGACAAGATTTAATACTCAATACGATTGCCTTATGTTTGGTTATGAAGAGTCTATTAAAAAAATGAAAGAAATAGGTAGAACCGATGTTAATCAGTATAATATGTACGTTAAGTTTTTCTGTACACCAGAGAAACCTAGTATTTGACAATGTGTTTAAATTGTGTTAGTGGAGAGAATCTTCTCACCATTACCTACCCTTACTTTTTTCCCTCTTTAGGGTAGGTTTGTTTATTCATATCAACCCCCCTGGTTTCCGTGCACGTACTCCCAGGAGAGCAAAGGCTCCACACCTAACCTCATTTTATTGCGAGGATCTTCGGTTGTCGTACAGAGGCTAGCGCGAGGCATTACATGGACGCAGGTCCTTTTCATCATCGGCACATACAACCAATAAACGACCCACTGCCGTCATTCATTATATGTAAATTCAGTGTATCAACATACCCAGTTAATTTTAATCTAAGTATGTCACATAAATCGAAACAATTAATCTTGTCTGTTATAACTATTCCATCCAAAATTTGTTTTGTGACTGGTATCAATTGATACAGTCCGTCATCTAGAATTATTAATTCCATTTCGTTTAGCCGATCTGATTTGTTCATTGTTCCGTGTTCCATGAAACAAGATACTTTTTAAGCCTGGTGCATTTATTTCTAAACTAACACCGTAAGCTTTCCATTGTTGTTTCATAATGTTTAATTCTAAAAGCAACGTAGACCACTGTTTTTGTGATATACCTTTAGGCTTGATAGTTATTATTTTTTCTTTAGTCATCTCAACCTTTCTATATCTAAGGTAAATGTATGACTGATACAATGTTGTGTCAACATACTTTCAGTAAATTTTTCTTTAGTATTTATATCTACTTTAGGCCATTTACTATCTCCAGACCATGCCATGCCACCATATAAACCTGCGTCTAATAATGCCTGTCTATATATTTTCCATCTTTTCCAAGATGCATCGATAGCTTTTTGACGTTTAGGAGTCATACGTTTAGGCTTACGCCAGTTAGTATGCTTCATCATTATTTCGTACGCTTTTTCAGTACAATCTAATTTATTCGCCATCTGGACCTCGAGACGGTTGATGTGATAATTCTACCATTATCTTCCATTGATCTCTGTGAGCAAACCCACATTGATCAAACTTTTCACATGCTTCATCAGCACTGTCTGCATTAACATACATATTAAAGTTAAATAATACATTGTTAAACACATAAACTCTGTTTTCTTTTTCATGATAATCATCATGAGGTGCTGAGTCTTCTAGTTGTTTTACTTTTTTGTTTTTTGGCATAACTTTCTACTTTCTGTGTTAGTTGTTATTTGTATTATATATAGGATATCAAGGGATATTTGTCAACCCCTATTTTCCCTGGCCACGATATTTTTTATACATACGTCGCTTAGATTTGTTCATTTTACATAGGCTAGGATTACGTCCAATCGACGTTTTGTGAAATACAGGCTCATGAGCCACTTTTGTGTATAAACCTTTAGCTTTCTTCGCCATTAAAATATCCGTCTATTTTAGATTGTAAAGTATTCTTTGATAGTCTTGGTATATAACTTATCTTACCATTTACGTATTGTTCTAAGTCTGTACCGCATGTCATACATCTGTAAAATCTTCTAGTTATACCAACTAACATTGTATACTCTTCACAGTCAGGACAAATTCCGTTAACTATCTCTGTATGTATCTTTACTAATTTTTTTCCTGTCATAAACTTTCTTATTTCTTATCACAATCTGACGGTAACGTCTATCTCTTAGATGTTTTGCAACTTTATTCGAGGATGAGTTTTTTGATTGATTTTGAGCCATCAATGTTATCCTCTAATTCTGCCATAGACTTTATGCACTGATACTTTACTTTGCCATCTGGTTTTAACTGACGTTTAGCTACACGAGACCCTTTAAGACATTCAGACATTGACGTCTGGATACGTGCCTCCTTAATCTCTCCATTGATAATCATAAGTAAAGCTACTACCATCTCTGTCATTAATGGGCTCCGTTTCCGTTTTTATTTTCTCTAACTTTATCTTTTAATTCTTCAATATCTGTTAATGCTTTTTCTAATTGTGAGCTTAAAAATTCTATATTAACTTTGTTTGTCATATTTAACTCTTGAGTCTTTTCCATTTTCTCAACAGACTTGTACAAATCCTCGAGTAAAAAATGTTGTTCCTGGTCCACGGGGACCTGTTCAGATTTTTTTAACAAATCATTTTCAAACAACTCACGTGATGTCTCCAGCGATACTAACCTCGCCGTCAACTCCGTGTATGCGAAGACGCCGGCTGCGACGAGCAAAATCAGAGAGGCAACCGTTTTCATCGGCATCTGCACGGCAGCGGATTCAGATATGTTTAAAGGTTTTTTACTCATTTATTTTTGGTTTTGGTAGCGGGATTATAATATCTTT